TCTTTTTTTAAATACATTAGTACCTTGACTATCTAATTCTTTAAAGACATCATCAAATTTAATACCATTTATTTCACCAGCTTTAATCATAGTTATTAAATCGTCATCCCCTTTTAATTTTTTTGATATAGTAAAAGGATTCATTTGTACTAGATCTATATCTTCAATTCTATTAATGCTTACTAACTGTTCTAACAATTCTCTTTTTTCAGAAAAAGTTCCTCCGCCTGCTTGTATTGCTCTTGCTTCTAATGCTTTAGCAAATGAATATCTACCTCCAACTGTTCCTGCTGACCTTCTAAAACTAGGACCACCTTTGTTATACAATTTAATTATTGCTTTTACTTTATCGCTTTCACCTAACATCCATTCTTGCAATCTAGCTTGTTGTTGTTTAGGTGTTAATAAAGCTCCACCATCACTTCTATATAGAAATTTAAATAAATCATCTCCATGTAACTTAGCTATTTCTCTAAAATAATTTCTTAAATATTCGCTATATTCTTTTGTTCTTCTATTTGCAGATGATTTTCTTATTATGTCTTGTTTCTTTAAAACTTTAAATTTAAAAGGTCCAGGTTTTTTTACACCTTTTCTTTCTCCACCAAAAAATTTATCATTGTTATTTATTGCAGCAATTCTTGAAGATGCTTGTTGTGCTTCTCTAGCATCCTCAAAAGGATCTCCAAATAAATCATTGTATGTAACAGATTTAGAGTTCCATCTTCTAACTTTTGCTGCATCATCAGTTCCCATAATAAATTGAGAAAACCAAGAAAAAGGTTGACTAAATATATTATCAAATCCTCTAGCATACATTCTTAACTGTTCTTCTCCTACAACTCTAATTGTCCATGCACCTCTTAATAGAACTAAAGGTTTCCAAATTTCTGACATATACACATCTGCAATTTTTCTTTCTACTCCTTTAAGAGACCTTTTATCAAAACCACGTTTGGCTAATTTACCAATAGGTTCACCTAATTCATTTACTTTAAATAAATCTGGAGCTAAAGCTCTTATCATTCCCATACTGTTATACGCTTTAGTTAAACCTCTAGCATCTGGTAAAGGTATAGTTCTATTTATAAACTCTGTTAGCAGTTGAGGTCCTGGTGCTGCTGATGGTTTACCTTCAACTATTGTAGGTACAAAATTGTGAGTACCCATAACATTTTCACCAGTAACTGCATCTATCCAATATTTTCTATAATCTTCTAATTGTTCATCAAACATTGTTGTTACATTTCTGACATCTGCTTGTTTAACACCTGCATTCTCAACTAGATCTTCTCCTGTTCTTGCCATCATGTCTTTAGCTATATCAAACAATCCCGCTTCATCACCCTCATCTAACCTTATAACTTGATCAAATACTTCTGATTTATCTTTACTAGACATAGTTGTTTGATCCATCCATAATTTCATTTGATGTATAGATTGATCAATTTGATCAACATCTAAAAATCTATACGGTAAATCTGAAGCATAAGATGCCATAATTCTACCCATTTGAGAATTTTCCATAAGACTATTTCTTATAACTTTTCTTGCTCCAAATAATCTACCTGCTCCTTCAAGACCTGGAGTTAATCTATCTCCTAATAAATTTTCAGCTAATCCACCTGTCATTCTTCCAAATGCTCCTACTGTAGGTCTTTTTTGTCCAAATCCTTCTGGTTTACTAAATGGATTACCTAAATATTTATCATTCAATAATTTTCTTATTGCTTTTATTTTATTTTCTTCTGGTCTCCTTGATACTTGTATTTTTTTAAAATCATTCAACACTTCTGCATCTGTTATTCCTGTTAACTGAATAAACCTATTTGTATCATCATTAGTAGCTAACCACCTAATTAATTCCTGTCCTCCTGTATCTTGTTCTAAATAATTATTTACTTGTCTTTTATTTGCAAAACTAAATTTTCCAGTTTCATAAATACCCATTGCTTTTTTTTGTGATTGAGTAAATTCAGCACTCCCTTTTTTTCCTTGAATACCTACTTTCTTTAAATCAGCAAGTAACTCAGGAGATGGTTTTAACATCCTTCTACTTTTAGTTAGGTGTCTAGCAGTTAATCCGAAATAGTTTGCAGGATCTAAAAACATTATTTTGCCTGCATCTATAATTCCTGACATTGTGTTGTATCCTCTGCTACCTTCTTCCATAACTAAGTTAGCTACAGACCTACCTAAAGAAATAGGAGTTGATTCACCACTTATTCTATTTTTAACAGTAAACATTCCTGATTCTTCTTGCATTCTTCTATCAACTTCTGTTATAGGATCTCCAAGATAATTATTGATATGTTGAGTTGCTTTATCAGGACTCATACCTTTTTTAACCATGTATTGATATTCTTCAAAGAATTTAGAGTTAGGATTATTAGGATCAAATAGATCACTATTAGGAAGAAATCCTTGACCTAAATTAACTCTTTGACCAGACCTTAATTGATTGATTGCATTTCTAACTGTTGATTTACCAGATTGAGCATAAGCATCTTGAAATGTCAAACTTTCTTTTTGATCTCCAAATGTTGAAGCAATAAACGAGTTGATAGGTCTATCTACCCAACTTCTGTATGCATCTTCTAATCCAAGTAAACCTAATCTAATACCTGCTTTAAAACCTGAACCAACTTTAGCAAGTATGCTTCTTTGATTATGTTCTTGTATTCTTTGAGATACTTCAGCTAATACTTCTGATTCTGGTTTTACTTTTAATAAAGTCATAGCAGATATAACATCAGGAGAAAAGTTTGGATATAACTTTGATATTGAAGATGCTCTTGCAGCATCCATAGCGGTTACTGAATCTCTAGTTCTTTTATATTTTATCTGACGATTATAAATTTCTTCGTACAGATCTCTCTCTTGTGCAGGATTGTCAAAATAGTATACACCCATTATATTGCTATATCATCATCAGGTGTCTGTGAATATACGCTCCCTTGACTATTTAACAACGATAACAATTCTGGTGTTGGATAGATTTCCGCCATAGCTCTTATTAACATCATAGAATCTTCTTCTAAATATCTTGATTTAGTCATACCTTTGTCGGTAATAGTCATGTCTGGAAAGTTAGTTGGTGCTGCTAAATCAAATTGATCAACAGGTTGAACATTTGCTGGTTGCCCAGTATTAGCTGCAACTCCTTCAGGAGATTGACCTACTAATGCTTCATTACCTTCAACTACTTGTTTAACTAAATCTTGTTCACTACCCATAGGAGCATCTGCCAACATTTCTCTTGCGTCATCACTAGAAACATTTAAATCTGTTCTTTTACTTAAAGCTCCAGGTCCACTAACAGCTCCACCTCTTCTACCTTTATTCCTAGAAGATCCATTCGCCATCTTCGCCTCCATTATATTCTTCGTCTATCATTTCTTCTATTTGCTCAAACATTATAAAAATTCCTGGAAATTGAATCATTCTTTGTTCTTGTGGAAATGGATTCAAGTTATTCATCCAAGTATCTCTTAATGTACTTTTGACTATATCTTCAAATGCAAAATCAAATGCTTCTTGATCTTCTTCAGGATTGAACATTAGGATCTCCTCCTTGTAATAATAAAGATCTCATGTCTGGCGGTGGTCCTTGTGGAACTTGAGGCGCTCCTTCTAAAGCTGCCATCTGATCCATAATTGCTTGTTCCTCTGCAGGAACTTCTTCTTCTGCTGTATAAAACTTATCTAATATAGAGGACATACTGCTTGGATTCTTTCTTATTTGAACTAATGCCATTGTAGCTTTAGGATCTCCTTGTGTAGCTTGTACTTTAAGAGTTTCAAATAAAACATTCTCTGCTTCATCTTTTGTAATTCTATTATTAATCTTTTGTAGATTATCTAAACCATCCATGTTTTCTTGTAATGTCTCCCTGTCAATAATTCCTGCTTGTAGTAATTGTAACCCAGAAACAATTTTAGTTGGTTCATCAAATCCTGCCATAACACCATAAACTCTTCTAGTATCATACTGACCTCCAATATCACTTGCAGGTGAATACTGTTCTGAAAAAGCAGCACCATTTGCATAACCACTTAATGGTTTTCTTTTATCTTTATTTAAAATCTCATCCATCTCTAAACGTTTAGAATCTATTTCTTCTATTGCATTTTTAAGTGATAATTGATATTCTCTTACGTTTAAGTCAACGGATGACATTAATTCTTGTAAACCTCTACCAGTAACAAATGAGTTAGGTGATTGAGCATCATCAGTAACTGGATAACTTGCACCTAGTCTTAACTGTCTTTCTAACCTATCTATTTGTTGAAACATTTGATACGGTAAATTATTAGTTGGTTTAGCAACTTGGCTACCTGGTGTTAAGTAGTTAATTGCAAATCTACCTCTTTTGTAATTACCAGATTCTATTTCTCCAACAATATTTGTTTCAGTAAATACTGCATCTTCCATAGCTATAATTGATAAAACATTTATTTTTGCCATAGCAGACATAAGTCCTAGTACATGGTCATACTGACCTTGTAACCTATCAAAACTAAATCTTTTAGCAATTACAAATCTTGGTCCTGTCTTTAAAGGATTCGGAGTAAAATCTAATACTTGTTTAGCAGTTGGATAATAAACATAAGTACCTTCATCATTGTAATATTCAATTAACTCTTCTCCATCAGAAGTATCATTTTCCCAGTTTCTTGAATATGCATCTTTATATAAACCTTGTTGCCATCCTCCACTATATTGAGAAGTCATTTTATTCATATCTATCTTTGCATGAGGATATAATTTTTTAATAACGTGAGCAGGTACAACTCTTACTAAAGCTAATTCATTAGGTTGTTGGTCTGGTCCATAGTAACCAGGAAAACAATCATAAGGATCTCTCAATTCTGCATGAGGATACATATTTCCAAATCTATCTTTTTTATTTCTTATTATCCAAACACAGAATCCATAACCAGGAAGCCATCTAGCAGCTTGTGGTAACTGCATATCTAATTTACAATTCTTATCGTATGAATGTATTATACGTTCTATCTTTTCAGATTTATTTTTAGCTCTTTCTGAATCTTTATTATTATATGGATCAACTTTTAAATCTGGAACTCTACCTAATTTTTGAGCTAGATGTTCTAATCCAGATTCAATCATATTAGGTATTGGTAAATCTTCATTATAATTTTCAGAGTTAGAACCAAGTAAAGCAGCTACTCCTTGTGAGCCACCATTTATTATTTTTCGAACTCTTGTTCTATAATCCCAATGACCAGTATGTTCATGTAATCCACGCAAATCATCTACTTTGTGTGCTAACTGTTCAGCTGTTAAAGGCATTTATCTATCCCACATTCTTTCATCATATGTTGTAATTTTGTAACTACTATAAGATGGATTATAGTCGTTGTCTACTTCTGATAGCATCAATTTCACGGTTTGGCGTACCCTTTTCATAGGAAACCATGATGCCATAACTAAGTCTGTTTTTGTACTAACAGATTTAGAATTGCTTCCACTAGCCGAGCTAAAGTAAATAAGTTGTTGTCTAAGTACATTTACTTTTCTCTGAGTCTGTGGATCTCCCCAAGGTAAATTAATTTTCTGCTGTTCATACATAGGAACCATTGCAGTAACACCGAATACTGGATCCCATTTGTTTTTATAAGTTTGATGACCTTCTATACGTACTCCGTTAGTTGCTGCCCAATTTCTTATTTCTTTATCTTGTCCAATAGCTTTTTGAAATCCATTCTCTTCAATTATCCAATGTGATAACCAATACTGCTGATGCCATTCTTTCATAACTTTATGTGCTTTAGATATACCACCACCTAAATCGTTACGTAAATCTACTAACCATAGTTCTCCAGATTTTTGATTGTAAGCCCACAATACTGCAGCTTGATAACCTGTAGAAGCTGGATCAAGTCCTGCTATTAATGACGTATGTGGAGGTATATCTCCTAATGTCCTAGATCTGTCTAAACACTCATCTATCATTTCAGCACTAAATAGTTCCATACCTTCTGGTACAGCTTTATTCAAATACACCATTTCAAATATAGCTCTACCACCTGTTGTTTCTGCAGCAGCTAACTGTTCCATTAACCATTTGTATGTTCTTTTTCCTTTCCATAACATATGATCATCTTGTTCTTTTGATTCATCATCTAAAGGAATTTCTAAATCATGCGCTCTTTCTACAATAGTTTCCCAAGCATCATTATTTAATAATGCATTATATAAATCATCTGGATGCTGTCTTGAACCTATTACTACCATACCTGTATGTTCTTCTTTCCTGGACTGCAAAGTTGTTGTCCACCAGTTTTTTGTGTTCTCTCTAGCACTTGGTTGGACAGTACTTCCATGATCTTCTATGTCATCAGATATAATTAAGTCTGCATCTCTTGAAAGAATCTTTCCACCTTTACCTACAGCTACTAGCGTAGGAGATTTAATACCAGATACAGTTCTTGTAGCTACAGTAAACTGACTTGTACTCCAGGACTTTCCAGATTTGTTCATAGGTCTAAAACCTTCGTATCCTGCAAAGTCTTGTATAAGTTGTTCATTATTTTCAAGGTGGTCTAGTACAGAACCTACCGCATTTTTGGCTATGTCCTCATTACCTCCTACCCACATAATTCTCATATTTGGATTTTTACATATCATATAGACACAGAAATGAGTTAATAGGTCAGTCTTGCCATGACGTGGCGGAGATAGCACCATTAACCTCCTACCATGCTTAATTGCCTCGAGGATTGCCTGTATCCAACGCTTTTGAAATTCTGGAGTCTCATACGGTACTCCCTGTTCTGTGAGGAAATAGTCATCTCTGAACTTAACAAAGTCATCTAGTGCTGCTTGTGCCTCCCCATTTTTTTCTAAGGACTCCTGGTTCTCCCGAAGTGCTTCATCCTTTAAGAAAGCAGAAAGAGATCTAGTTACAGTAGGTAAGCTACATCCCAGTATGTCAGCTACTTCTTGTTTAGTCTTAGTACCTTTTAACAGGTCGTCAAAAAAATTTTTTTTCTCCATAATGGCATAGTAATTACCTCTACGCTTCTGTATGTTTGTGTCTATTTTCTTTTCTACTTGATACTTTTCAGCTGATTTGTTAGCTCTGTATGCTCTCTTCTTAATTCTATTAGCACATTTGTTCGAACAGTACTTTCTCCTACCTGCTGGTAAAACGTGAGTACAGTCGTTAGCTAGACAGAAGTTGTTTTTCTCTTGTTTTGTTTTCTCCATCTGGTATAGTGTACCATACAAATACTTTAATTTAGATGGTTAATACTACCTAACGTGTGTACAAGTAAGCGAGATCGAGACTCAGAAAGTTCCGAATCGGTAATACGATAAACTAGAAAGACAAACGGAATACTCAAGGCACTTGACTAATTTTTAGTTAAAATTCACAAGCATACTAGCTCGCTATGGAGTTTCGGGCGGTAGTCCTTACTAGCACTCCTAGTCCTATGTATTTGTCCTGTACTAATAAGGACTGACCTAATAACATTATAACAGTACTTGACTGACCATAAGGAAATACTAGCTATTATGACACTATATATAGTACATACTACATATGGTATACACTATATATGGTATACTGTCTACTGGGGATGATTGGTAAATAAAGCTAATAATCAAAGTAAGATTGCCCTTGTACACAGTAGCTTTTAATCTAGGTTCGACTCCTAGCATCCCCACTACACCTAGTAGGATCTAGTCAAAAACCTAGTTACCACCTATATTTTTAGAGGTACATAGATTATTCCGCACACCCTTGATTTAACTCTGGGGGTTTTAATTTCTTTGTTGGAAAATGATGAGCAAATCCAGGACATGGGGGAGCTGATACGATCATATTGTCCCCTTTCTGTGCGGATATGGAATAGAATGCGCACAACACCCAACAGTTAAACTTCCAGACATCCCCCGCCTAGTTTAAAGAGCAAAAGAAAAGAGGAGCCGAAGCTCCTCCTTCCTACGTACTAACTCGGGGGAGAGTTAGATTCCTATAATAGAATAATCTTTAGTCCACTTCTGGTCATTGTCCTGAGTGTTCTTTACTCCTGCTAAAGTATTCATAGCCATAAAGAAGTTATCTATAATATGAAAGCGCATATCCATCCCCGCTCCTTTAACGTAGATGCTCCCGCCTCCTTCATGATATACAGACTCTTCAAGGATTCTTGCTATCCAGTAAGTAACATCCACTAATGTTATGTTGCCTGTCTCATCATTGAACTGGTTAATATGAAAGCTCATATATCTCCCCATTCCATTAGCTGTTACTTTTCTTATAGTTACATAGATAGCGCTTCTCGTTAGCTCACTATTAGGCATTTTATCCAAAAGTTTAATCATCTGTCTGTATGCCTCTTGTATATCCTCCCATGTATAGTCTTTCTTTGAATACATGACTCTTCCTGAGTCTTTATATTGTGCCATTGTTAGCCCTCCTATTAGCTCTCTTAAAGCAATAAATCTTTAATCTATGCTCTAACTGTCTTATTACTGCACATCTAAAACACTCAAACGCATATTTTGATGTCCAATATCTTTTAGTAAATGTATCTTGAATCTCCCTCTGACAGAAGAAACAAAAGAACTTGGGGATGAAATATTTAGACATTGTATTTCTTACCCGCCTTCCTCTGATACGTTGCCTGCTTGTAATTGTTATTAGTACAATCCCCGCAGATTTTATGAGTACTGAAAGCAACATATAAATCGTGGTCACTTCCGCATTGTGTACAAATACTAAACAATTTCATCTAGTACCTCCCTAATCTCAATCTTCTTTGGCGCTCTCTCTAGGTCAAGAGATAAATCCAAGACATGAGCCATAAGCAACTGAGCTTGCTTCAAAGTCTTAGCTTCTCCCCAATGAGATATAGGAACTATGTCCCATCTATCCCCGTTATGTCTCGGCATTAAAAGAGTGTATCTGTTCAATAACTCATACTGCTTATAATCCACAGCTTCATTATTCCAGATATCCCTGCGCCAATATGTCTGACCGCCTAGCTCCTGATAATATTCATTCCTGAGAATAAACATTCTAAAGAATGCACTATCAAAAACCCTGAAATGATTTCTATCTTCATCCCATATGTCATTGTCTATGACATGGACTTTAAAAGCCAAGCCCACATCAAAGAGCTTTGCGCCTCTCCAGATATTGTTATTAAGATTAAACCATCTTACGTTTAATCGTTTAGTCATATCTTTATACGGCTTAGAATTAAAGGTTTTAAAGAAGCTAAACATTAGATTAACCCCCTTATTTTCTTTAGTTCTTTTTCCTGCTGTTCATAATTCACTTTTGTACCTCCTAAATATCTATGAATCATTAATAATAATGGTACTAGATGGATACAAAATATCTACCAATTAAAAAAAAATCAAAGTAATGAAGATCTTCAGCATTATTAATTTTAAAATTGGCAATTAAATTCACCCGACACAGCAAAAGAAAAATCCCCGCCAATGCCAACGGGGATTCTTCCGATAAGTAGAAGTTACATAGGGCTATGATGTACTACTTATCTCCTTTGATGTTGCGTTCTGCTTTAAAATAAAGAAGGCATACTGCTTTGGTTGATGAGTTGGTTTGAAATACTCTGTCATATATTTACCCCAGTTCTCTCCTCCTTGCTCATCTCTCCAGTCCTCATGCTTTAGTTCCCAACTTCCAAAATGATTATGCTTAGCCAACATTTTTTTAGCATGGTCTCTAGTGTATTCAAAGTACATGGCTCTCCCATCCTTTTGAATATTCCATTCTTTATATATAAGTTCCTGATGGATTCCTTTATCATCTATTCCGAACTGTTCTGCTGAATTAGATAAATCATAGACAGCTCCAAATGATTTATTAAGTATGAAGGCATGACCTCCCCACCATTCAGAGTTCTTCCCGACTTCTCTCATTGCATGGACTAATACTTCATCAGAATTATTTCTTGCCATAAATTCTATGAAGTTAGCTTCGTAACAATTACCTTTACTCATTATTCAATTCCTCCTTAGCTTCATCAATAGCTCTATTAACAACTGTAAG